ACCCCATAGCTTTGGTAACTTCTTTAATTTTTGCCGCATCTATCCCTGTAGCGCTACTTAATTTTTTCATTGAAGATAACTGATCGTCAAGAGTACCTTTGCCGCCGGGAATAAGTTTAGATAAACCATCTGTAACTTGAGTAACTATATTTGCAAGACTGGCAAGACCTTTTGCTCCAGAAGCTGCTGCCCCTAATGCCATCGCCTTAGCATATTCCATCATCGCTTCAGAGTTGTTCTTTACTTTATCTTTGTCTATCTCTACTAGAGAGAAGGTCTTTAAAGCTTCCAGAGGAGGCACAGCACCAAGAGCTTTTCCTATTCCACCCAAGACTCCCTCAGCAAGTGTAGATACAGCAGTAAGTACCTTACTCGCACCGCCTATGGCCATTGCTTTACCATACGCTATCATCGCTTCAGCGTTGTTCTTTATATTCACATGATTAAGTTTCACCTTACCGAATTTCTCCATTTTAGCGATAAGGGAATCTTCACCAGATTTAACACCAAACAAACCGCCAATACCGTCTGCAATAGCACCTACTAAGTTGCCTACAGAACTTATTGCACCACCTAGACCTTGAGCACCAAGACCTACACCCAATGCGCCCATTCCTAAACCAACTTCTTTAAGGTTTTTACCATCGACACCATCGAATGCTTTTAGACTTTCTGCTATGTCAGGGAATGTTTTAGAAGCTAACCATGCACCACCAGCGATAGCTGCCATGAAGGCTGCGATACCGAGGCCAAGAGATGTCATTGCAGCAACAAATAGAGGGCCCTTTAGAGCTGCACCAGCGATACCATTCATAAAACCACCAACGGCTTTACCTACACCAGCACCTACACCACCTAATGCTCGAGCAATACCAGCAAAAATACCGCCACCCTTTTTAGTCTTTTCATCTAAAGATGCGCCACCTTTACCTAATAGACCTACAATCTCTTTCAGATAATCATTGGTTTTTTCTTCACGAGCTGTTTGATCTCTCGCTTGTTCAGCAGCTGCAGCTCCACCAGTTTTTTCTTCCCCCTTCCCCATTTTACTAGCAGCTTTATCGAGGTTATCAGCGACATCTTTTAGTTTATCTACTGTTTCTTCAAAGGTTGCCATTTACTTCCCTTTTGCCGGTTGTGCGGGCCCAGAACCGCAATACAGACCAAACCATGCTGCACCAGCACCTACTACCACAGATACAAATGCACTTTGAGCATTAGTAGGATCAGGTAATGTCATGAACCAATCAGTCACTTTATAGAACATAAGTCCATATAACGTGATTAGCATGCGAGGCCAGAGACGCCATTTGTCTATTTGGGACGATGATATATTATTATACCATGATGCGGCTTCCGTAGTACTTCTATCTACTTCAATGATATTTACTGTCTCAGTTTCAGCTTTCTTCCTTGCTGCCATTTTGAAGCTCCTCAATTCTATCTGAGTTGTTAGTTATTCTTGTACTGTTATTTAGGGGAGTATGGTCAAAAATGATCTTTTCTAACTTGAGAAAATCGATACGTTCATTCGGTACATATCTCCACACATAATCGCCATCCAAATCTCCACCAGACTTAGTTACTCCAAAAACAGTCTGTGTAAACCCTATCTTAACGATAAGAGCTCGTTCGCCATCAATAAGAACATGATCCCCTTCTTGGAACTGTTTATTAAAAGAAAATGCAATACCTTTAGACCACTTGGTAGCCAAATCTTTAATAATAAAGGCTATAACTACTATACACATCATCCCGATAAACGGCATGATTAGTTCTGTAATCATCTCAGCAGCTTGGGTAGGGCTCAAGATTTCTTCTTCCACTACTTTAATCTCCTTTTTTCCATCTCCATCTTCTCACGCTGTTCTTCCAAGAATTTCATTAATAACCCTACATATATCTCCCTCTCCCATGGCATCATTTCTTCTAATTCAGCAAGACTATAATCATGGTGTTGCATCATACCAAAATTAGTCTTATAATAGTTCTCTAAATTCTCATGCGAGAGGCCTAGTCGAAAAAACTCCGTAAACCTTCAACCCTTACACTTTCCTGTTTTTTGGTCTTAGGGTTCTTGACCTTCATTTCGTGAACCAATTTCGGCATCGTTTCAAAAAATGTGCTTAAACTTTCAAAATGTTCCGTTGACATACTTTCAATAAATTCTTCAAGTTCATTATCAGACATATCGATTTTGTTGTGTATGGTTTCTCCATCATGGATTTCGTGTACACAATTTTTCACCATTTCAAAAATTACTTTGATTTGGCCGTCAGCAGAGATATTCTGCATATCAGCAAGCTTAGGGTATCGCATGACCATTTTAATATCATCTGTTACATCTACAATATTAGAATGTTCTTCTTCCATTTGCACAGCAACTTTAGATAAGTCCAGTTCATGTTCAACCGTAGTTTCTCCATCACTCGGCATGGTCAACAATAGCTTAACTTTTTCTCCTACAGACTTACTTCTTAATTGTAGAAAAATGTATTCTATATCAAACAATGGAGTTTCGTATGGATCAATTTTTCCAAAAGTACAGGCAGATACTATGTTAGCAAATGCTTGTTCTATTTGGGCATCATCTTCCGACTCTTGTGCCATCATTAATATTTTTTGTTCCTTCACCAACCAAGGCCGAAATTTGATTTTTTTACTGGTGGAAGGGAGAACTAACTCATAAGTAGCAGTCTCAAGTTTTGGTAGTGCCATAATTTTTCATCCTTTATTCATGGTTTAATGTTGCCTTAAAACCGCCTTAAAACAGCGGGTAAGGCTCTTGACAGATTCCGTTCAACAGTATTTACTATAGTTTGTCCTATTTTATCTGACAAGCTTGGGGGTTGCTGATTTTGATCAGCAGTAGTCCAATATCTAAAATTCATAGATACGGTAAATGTAGCTAATGTATCATTTGTTCCGTAAGACAATGGTATTGCACTTACAGTCTTAGGAAAACATTCCCACAACTTCAATCCATAACGTCTATTCATTTGTTTGTCTAATAGGTAAACGTATACCGTACCGACATAGTTGTTATAATATCCCATGTTCCATGTTTGAGGATTGAAAGCTGCATACTGCCACTTCTCAAACAAGACTCTTTCATCTAATTCAGCACTAGGTTGAAATGCTATTTCTATAGTATCATCATATGTTACACCATCAACTACAGTCCTTAATGGGCCGTATATGTTAGTATCGTTTGTAGTGCCCAAGGCCCTGCCAGGTAGGGTTACTGAAGAAGCACGTAGGGATATTGATTTTAAATCTTTTACTGGTACAGAAGAAGCTGCATCTCGCATTGCGTTTGCCGACAATCCCACTGCTTTAGAGGCTGGGGGAAATATTTCTACTTCATATTTGTTGGATTCAGCATATCCCTCTGCTGAGTGATACTCTGATAATATATTGTTGAGAACGCCAAATGCAGCTCCCTCTAAAAATCTTGGAAAAACAGACATTATAGCATTCTCCTAGAATCTCCCCATACAGCAGAGTCAGACGATTTTCTAAACCTTTGTACTGGTAACAGTGTTGCAACTGTAAATTCGTCAGCATCTATTCTACGGAATTGTGTTTTAACATGACCAGCCAAATATCTTTTCAATGTTGGTTTAACCAGATTAATATTCTTTAAAGCAGAATAATCAACTGCTAACACTGTAGATTCATCAAATTTTGTATTATTACTAAAGTCTACTAGCCTATCTAGTAGTTTTATTCTCAAAGGAATCGGTAAATAGTGTAAATTACAACCAAGGAATCCATCTGGATATTTCTCTATAGGAAGCACAAGAGGGAAAGTGTCGTAATAGGGTAGAGTCTTCTTATGTTTAGGGTCGTATACAAACATATTAAGTCTACCATAAAATGGTACAGATTTTCTTTTACCGTCCCGAATCAAGTCCATAACGCCAGGTTTGCCGAAGTCAGCTATTTTGTCCCTAAACCAAGCGGTTGAGCGAGGCCTGCCTCTAGCTGCTTTGACTACTGATTGTACATATTTACTTTGTGCCATGTAGCTATTTATACGAAATCCCTAGATGATCCTCGTTAAGTATCTTAAACTCCACCCCATTAATATCACAAAATTCTTGTGCAAATTTCCATTTAGCCTCATTTATTAACCACGTTCTAACATTTTTATAGTATCGGCGTGTTTTTCTTTTGGGCGATTTGGGTGGTGAACATTGCACTTTAGGTTTAATCTCTATAATAGATCGTTCAACAGTACCATCGTGTTTTCTTACTTTAATGTAGAAATCAGGGAAATATCGATGTACCTTGCCATCTACAGGGGATAAATAAGGTATGATAATCTCTTCACTGCCCCATTCTATAATAGCTTCAGTAGTATCAAGGTATACCATAAATTTACGCTCCCACAAAGATCGATATACTATTCTTTCGGGATTGCCTTTATATTTCTTTGGATTTTTTGGGACGTATTTACCTTTGTATGCCATAACTTTTTCACCTAAATAGATTCATAAGGATATTTAGACAATGGCATTAACATCAGCTATCACAAATCAAGTCGCTAGGGCAGCAACCAAACAGGTAACTGGACTGATTAAAGGTGGACTTAAAGCCGCTTTAGGAGCCGGATCAGGGTCTGGCTCTGATACATCTGCTTTGCAAGCTGCTCAAACTGGTACAAAAAACCTCTCTTATCCCCTAAATGTGGAAGGTGATGAACAGCAAGGACATTATATAATGTTCATGATCAATGCGGCTGAGCAACCCAAAATCAAAAAAGGCGGAAGATCAGCGCCAGGTAATATTACCTCAAATGAGGATGTTAGTGGTAGACAACAAGGAGCCCCGCCCAAGAAGAGTCAGGAAGCATTTCGAAGAGGTAAGGGAGCAGGGCAAAGTCTTGTCGCTAAACGTCCAGCTAGTTTTAGACTAGACTCTGCTATATCACTCTACATGCCTCCTAGTGTGCAAGTGCAGTATACAGCAAATTATGCTGATGAAGAAATTGGTGTGGGCGCAGAGACAGTTATGAGAGCTGGTAGCAAGGTTATTGAAGCATTTCAAGGGCCAGGCAGTACATGGGATAAAGTAAAGAGCTCTGTGGGTGGAGCTGCCAGTGAACTAGGTCAGGGTGGAGCACAAATAGGAGCTGCTGCACTACTGAAGGCGGTCGATCTTATTCCTACAGCTGGAGGCACATCAGCACTTTTACAAATTAGTGCTGGAGCAGTAATTGGAAGTAAATTTGAATTACAATTTACAAATATAGGTCGTAGGGATTTCTCATTTTCATTTAATTTTCTTCCAAAGAGCGAAGCAGAAGTACATATGGTAGAGAGAATTGTACAAACATTCAAATACCATATGATGCCATCTGTTAAAGAAAGTATTGATTTAGCAGGAGTAAACATTAAAGCTGCTAATGGTAGAATATTGACTATTCCAGATACGTTTGATATACAGTACATGTACTTGGGCAAGGAGAACCCCTATCTTAACAAAATTTCTACCTGTTATCTTAAAGATGTTCAAGTGCAATCTGGGGGAGATAAGTATCAGACATTCGAACCATCCGTACATCCTGTAAGCGGGAAAATGGGCCCAGCTCCACAAAAAGTATCGTTAACTTTGGCGTTTAAAGAAATAGAAATTATGACCAGAGATAGAATAATGGAAGGTTACTAATGTATTTTGCAGCAATACCAAAAATATTTTATGATGGAACAGGGGCCCAACAAAGTTGGAAAGTTGTTACGAATCTCTTGCGCCGTGTGAAGGTCAGATACCAAGCAACAACTAATACTGCTTTATTTGATACCTATGATATTAAAGAGGGCGAGACACCAGAAATGATTGCTCATAAATTATATGGGGATGCAGAATTACACTGGATTGTTCTTTTGATGAACAATATTACGGATAGGTATCATGGTTGGCCAATGTCAACGCCACAATTTACAGCATATGTTGCTGACAAGTATGATGATCCCAACGGTGTACATCATTATGAGATCAATCAAACGTCTGGTGACACCACAGTAGTGCTTGATATAGGTACTAGTAACACCGACTATCCAGCAGCAACTCTTATTACTAATTGGGAATACGAAGAGAAAATACAAGACAAATTAAGAAATATTAAATTGGTAGACCCCTCTTACGTAGATCAATTTATTTCTGAATATAAAACATTGATGGCTGAGGACAATTTTTAATGAGTGCAAACACCATTGGCAATGCTGGTGAATTTAGTCTAGAACAAGTAGAGATTATTGCAGCTGACAGCGCAGCATTGGACATTACTGCAAACGTAGTAGAACTTGATATTTATGAAGATATTGAGAGCCCTGTACTTACAGGAAGAATTGCGTTTGGTGATCCTGTTAACTATATGAACACTTTGCCTATAATTGGTCAAGAGTATATAAAAATAAAATGCAGAACGCCTTCCCTAGAAGCTTCCAATGAAATTATAGAACACCTGTTCTTTGCTCATAGTATAGACGGCGTGGAAGAGGTGAACTCCTCATGGACTGTTGTTGTTATGTCTCTCGTATCAGTAGAGGGTATAATTAATCAAAGAAAGCGGGTTGACAGATCGTTAAAAGGTACGTATAGTGACATAGTAAAAACCATTGTACGTAGTGATCTAGAGAGCACTAAAGATATATACATTGAACCTAGTGCGGCTGTAAAACATATAATTGCACCAGATTGTGCTCCTTTTGAAATACTCAAACGTGCGAGAACCCAGGCTGTAAGTGCTGAGTATGGGAGTCCAACATATCAATTCTATGAAACAACAGAAGGGTTTCATTTTAGGTCTTTAGAGAGCTTATATGTACAGGGCCCGTCTGGATTTTATACAGCAACATCTCAAGGGGGATCGGAGAAGAGAAAAGCTGGTATGCCTAATGTTCTTTCCGATTATCAAAAAATCAGAGAATGGCAAATATCACAAGGAAGAGATTCTTTGTCCTCTGCCGTTAATGGCATCTGGTCTTCCGAAGTTATTGAACATGACATATTTAACAAAAAATGGACAAAATCAACATACAATTACCATGATGCTTATGAGGACGAGTATCATATGAATGATCTGTCCCAAGACGATAACCCCTCAGCACCTATTTTTAGTTCTGGGCCTGTAGACAATGATGAGAATAGGGTATCCGATTATGTAAAGAAATCATACCTATTACCAGTATCTTTAAAGGATAGAAATCTTGGTACAGATTCGCACTACACTAACTCTCTTGGTCACTACCCATTCCAAGGGTATAATCCTAGTAAATGGTTAACCCGAAGAACCTCAGTAGAACAACTACTGGATCAAGGAATTCTATTAACAATGGAAGTAGACGGCTATACAGCATTACATGCTGGTGAAGTCGTTAATGTGGAGCTACCCTTTTCGGCATATAATAAGAGTGCTGATAAGGAAGTATCAGATAAGTGGATAAGAGGGGCATTTGTAATAAGAAACCTTAAACACATGTTTATTAAATCTTCTGGCAAACATACGATGATAATAACAGCTTTTAAAGACTCTGTGGAAAAATCGCCAGAGGGTGTACCGCAAGACCCCAATCCTCAACCGAAGGAGTACGGTAAGTCTAATCAATTAACACCTAGAGATTTTGTTAAAAGAGAAGACTTTTATTAAACGAAAGGAGAGTCCTAAAATTTCTTCACATAGTAAAGTATCTCAACAATCACGAAAACTAGCAAAGGAAGAGAAAATGGCTAAGACACGCAATAGAATCAAAAAAATGCACTTTCAGAAACAGCATAGGAACACCGAGCTAGAACCCCTATCACAAGACGATAAATACATAGAAACACTAAGTAGATACTGCTACAGAAATATAGGACGAACATTCAATGAAAAGATTCAACGAAATATCACTCCACAGTTTACGTGAGGGGGTATATGATAAAAACATCTTTAAAGCGATCTTTTTAGCTGGTGGCCCAGGCAGCGGCAAATCTTATGTGACAAAGCGTTCCACTGGAGGCCTGGGCCTCAAGGTAGTCAATTCAGATGATATGTTTGAAAGGATGATGAATCAAGCTTCATTATCACTCAAGATGCCTCCAGAGGAAGAACAGGAAAAAGACATTATACGAGATAAGGCAAAAAAGCTTACCGTGAAGAGACATGACAATTATGTTGAAGGTCGCCTTGGTCTTGTCATAGACAGCACGGGCAGAGATTCTGCTAAAATATTGCGACATAAATCACAACTGGACGAGCTCGGATATGACACATATATGGTATTCGTGAACACTTCTCTTGATGTTGCACTAGAGCGCAATGCAAAACGTGACCGTAGTGTGCCAGAATCTCTTGTGGTCAAATCATGGAAAGAGGTACAAAGCAACATGGGCCTGTTTAGCAATGCGTTCCGAAAGGGATTTATTGTAGTGGATAATAATGATGCCAGTGAGGATGTTTTAAAGGGCGTATGGAAACGTGTAACAGGCCTGTTGAGAAACAAAGTCACGAATACCAGAGCTAAGAACTGGATTACAATGGAACTAAAGCGTAAACGGCGCCCATGACTGACTCCTGTTATATCTGCAAACTTGGATGGTTGCCAGAGGAAGAAACACCGAAACTCGTATGCCATGAAGGCTTGTGGTACTGTGAGCCGTGCAATGCGGTTATACAAGAGAGAGTACGAAAGAGCTCTGCATGGGGAGCAACAACTATCCACATGGAGTGATTACCCCACCAGCTGTTGCAAAAATATCACAAAAAACCTAAAGATAATGCTTGACATTACCTCTAGAGTGTGTTAGCTTAAGACATACTCAAGAGAAAGGTTTATTATGCATTGGGAAATTAGGAACACTAAAACAGGTGATATTGTCACCTCAGAAGGTTGTCCCGGCAATGCTGCTGAGCATTGCATGATCCTTAACGAGATTAAGGGTGAAGGCTCCTTTAAGGTGGTCGAGGTCGCTGATCCTGAGCCTGGATTGGTAAGGATGATGGCAAAGGCCCTTGTTTGTGATGCATAACGAAATCTCATTCGTACACCCTAATGTGTCGAAAAAGGATAGGGAACTATTCGGATTTGATGAGGGCGATGAGCATACCATAGGCCATGCTGTCAATTCGACAACTGGTGATTGGATGATGTGTCATCTGATGCACTTTGCAGGGCTCTTCCCCAGTGTTTCAGCTGCAAGGAAAAATGGGTGGAACGAACCCATTCCAGAAGGATTTTCGGAATTTACCGTAGGTAAGGGTAAGAAAAAAGTGTTCATTTTGAACGATTTCGCTTGACATTACCTGTTAAATGTGATAAGCTAAGATATAATGAAAAAAGGAAAAAAGATGGGATATAAAATCAGATTAGGCGGCACTCACAAATTTGTGTCATCGATTGGGATTGACGAAGCAAAATTTGTAGATGGTTGGAATAACCCAGCTGCTATAGTTTTTCTCACAAAAACCTCGGCCGAGACGGCTAAGAAAAAGTTGTGGGAAATTGACCCTTTACATACTCATTTGGAGGAAACATGAAATATATTGATTTTATAAGCGCTGATAATGGTGGTCTTGCGATGTATGTCGGAGACAATAAGGTATGGTCTGATACCGTTGATGGTGTTGCCACTGCCATATATGAATATGGTATTGCATCCGTGGTGTATGGTTCATCCACGATGGATTTCGCCTCAGAGGAAGGTTTTGCTACCGATATGGGAGCAATGAAACTTTGGAAAGACGCCCTTGAAAGGGCAGGAGTGTAACGATGATTAAAGTTGGTGATAAATTAGTTTTCAATTTTGGTGTTCATTTTCCTACCAAGATGGGTACGGTTAGGAGCATAGTTCCTTCCAAGTATTCAAAAGGTGGAGCTTTCGCTGATGTTGTGCTTACTAAAGAAACCGATGAAATTGGTAACACTTTTTCAAAAATCACCACTGCTGATATTGGTGACATAATGATGCCTGGTGAAACTACTGTTAACGGCTCGCCGATAGGAGTGTTTTTGCACGAAGGTAAATTAGGAGAGGCTTTGGCATGAAAGTAGATTTGATGGATGCGGTTGAAACTGTTCCTTTGGAATATGCTTACAATATTGCCGCTAAAGGCCCTACAGCTTTCGATACTACTTATCTTGCAGAATTGAAAGCAGAAGTTACTAGGGTTCTTGCTTCGCTTACTCCTAGAGAAGAGAGGGTGCTGAGAAAAAGGTTCGGCATTGGTTTGAAAAAGGATGAGACTCTTGCAGAAGTAGGTAAAGAATTTGGTGTAATTTCAGAAAGGATTAGGCAGATTGAAGCCAAAGCTTTGAGAAAACTTAAACATCCGTCACGAGCAAGGAAATTACGAGGATTTTGATATGAAAAAGAAGATTTTATCTTTTAAAGAATTTACAGCTCTTACCGAAGGGAACGCTGATTTGTGGTTTCTTAACGGCGTAGAGAAAAAGGATTGGGATAAGTTTCCAACGTGGAAAGCTGCCACATGGTCAGCTACAGCGGTCGCCGCTAAAGAGAATTTATCTATTTCGGAGCTATATGAGATAGAGAAAAAAGGATAAATAGTGCTTGACATTACTCAAAAAGTATGTTAGCCTATGTATACAATAGAGAAGTGAGAAAAATTGCCGATGTGAATATAACGTAAATCCCAGTTAAACCGTGAGTAGGTTCTCCCTGTAAGAATTGAAAGCTATCGGGATCGGAGTGAATTACAGGGACGCCCCTTGGAATCATATTTCCCCCAAGGGGCGGTAGGCGTGAGGGACGCAGCTCGAAACCCCCAAGTTCCGACATCGGCTTTGACGCCGTAGAACGCCGGGGGGATGACAAGGCGGGGAATGGGAAAGCGACTTCCGAAATTAGCGCCCATGTTTGGGGATCATGGTGAACAAAACCCCATCTATTTCCACTTTATGGTAAAGGTAAAATGACTATTAATATTAAAAAAACTTTCAACAATATTGAAGACGGTATTGCGAATATGATCGCTGCCGCCAACTTTGACTATTGTGACGGTGATCGGTTTAACGATGACATGGTTGCAGACTTCAAGAATGGTTGGGTTGTCAAAAAAGGCTCAAAGTACACCAAAATTTCTACAAGGGGTGGCGGCTGTGCCTGGGGATTCGTAGTGAATACCGACACAGATAAGAAGTTCAAGAAGGGTGACTTGCTGAAGTGTGCTGGTTACGCTGCTCCTGCCAGAAATGGTGCAAGGGGTAACGTCCTTGAGGGTGGTTTTGCCATCAACTGGACGGGCCCTCTTTATTTGGTCGGCCCTAAAGGGTATTCGATCAAAGAAACTAAAGGTGGAGTATTTGGATAATGATTAGATTTGTGATCGGTCTTATGACTGTTATTGCTGGAGTTGCAGCTGTCGAAGGTACAGCTCCTCTAGGACATGGAATACTTATTTCTACTCTCGGCATTATGATAATGCTGTGGGGTATAATTGGCATGAATGAGAAAGGAGATTTAGCATGAGTGCGAAATTGGATGCCTTGTTAGGCACATTAGACAAAAAGAAGTATGAGACTGTATCTGTCATACATGATAACGGCCCAGCCGGCGTAAATGTTGTTGCTTTTGTCGAAATGTTAAAAACACTAAACACTACAGACAAATTGGAGTTGGCTTTTAAGTTGACCAACAGCATCGAAGATGCATGGTACAACAATAAAGAAATCACCAAGATGTTTGATGGTGATGGATGCCGGTCAACAATGGTT